CATGGTTGGTTCCATGGCTCACGGTACAGGCGTACTTCGCCCTGACTGTGCAATTGAAATCTACTGGGCAACTAGCTGATTTCTGTTATGGGGGCTTCGGCCCCCTCTTTTCTTATTTGCTATGGCACTTGCACGCACTACTGAATTAGAAGCAACCAATCGTGTGTTGCAAATGATGGGGGAAGCTCCTATCAACAGTCTTACTAATACTCTTGGACTGGCTAAACAAGCTCATGACATGCTGAAAGCAGTTAGCCGTACAGTTCAATCAGAAGGTTGGTCATTCAATACAGATTTCGAAGCAACACTTGCACGTAATAGTAATAATGAAATTCTAATTAACCCAAGTGTTAGCAGAGTTGTAGTAGATCAACAGCTTTACCCTGACTACGACATTACACAAAGAGGAAACAAGTTATACGACAGAAAGAATCAGACCTTTGAATTTACCCAAGATCTGAAAGGAGATATCACATACATGTTTGATTGGGATGATCTACCTGAACATGCCCATCAATACATAATGATTAGAGCTGGCAGACAACTGCAAGATGTGATCCTTGGTAGTGCAGATTTAACTAAGATCAACATCACTCAAGAACAGGAAGCACGTGCTCAATTCTTAGAAGAAGAAACAACAAAGAGTGAACACAATATGTTGCGTGGTAATCCAAACCATACCGGAGTATTCCCAACTTACAGACCAAGCCGTGCCGTCGTTAGGTAGCCATGCCACTAGTTAGTACATCCATTCCAAACCTCATCAATGGGGTTAGTCAACAACCAGCCGCCTTAAGACTTGCGTCGCAAGCTGAGTCTGTTGTCAATTGCATGTCTAGTCCTGTTGAAGGACTGAAGAAAAGGCCGCCTATGAATCATGTGGCGAGACTGTTTACAGGCAGTGCAGGCAGTACAAGACCTTTCATACATGTAGTAGATAGAGATGGTACGACCAGATATTTAGTCATCATTACGGATGGAGATTTAAAAGTCTTTGACCTTGATGGAACAGCAAAGACAATCACCTTCCCAGATGGCAAAACATATTTAGATGTTGCTAACAGTGCCGATCCTTCCGAACAGTTCAGAGTTGCATCTGTTTCTGACTACACCTTCATCACTAATCGTGAGAAGACAGTCGCAATGGATAGTGCTACCTCACCTGCATGGGGCACTAAATCAATGGTGTTCATTAAGGCTGCTAATTATGACACGACTTATCGAGTTACTTTAGGTGGAACACAAAAGAGTTATACCACTCCAGCCGCAGGTAGCGGAACGCCTGACACTATTACTATTGCTAGTCAATTAGCTTCTGCGCTTAATACTATTTCTGGCTATACAGTAACAGCTAGTGATTATATTATTCGTATTACTAAAGATGATGGTGGAACATATACGCTAACGAGTAGTGACACAAAAACAGGATTAGACACCATTGTTGTCAAGGATACTATCGACTCTTTAGACAACCTCCCTGTCTTAGCTGAACATGGGTTCATCGTTAAAGTGCAAGGTACTGTCGCTACACAGTTAGATGATTACTATGTGAAGTTTGAAGCTAGTGCTGGCAGTGGATTTGGGGCAGGGATATGGAGAGAGACAGTAGCTCCAGGCATCACATATAAATTTGATGCAGCAACCATGCCACATACTCTCGTTCGAAATGCGAATGGGACATTTACTTTTAAAAAGTTTGACTGGTCAGGAAGAGTTTCAGGTGATGCAGCAACAGCAGCTGAACCAAGCTTTGTTGGTAGCACGATTCAGAACCTGAACTTATTCAGAAACAGGATGGTCTTCCTAGCTGATGAAAGTGTGATTCTTTCAGCGGCTAATAGCTATGACAGATTCTGGCCGGAAACAGTACAGACAGTTGTTGACAGTGATCCCATCGACCTGAGCACAGGTGGTACTGAGATTAACTTCCTTGTCTCTAGTGTTTCCTTTGCCAACACCCTGCTTCTCTTCAGTAGGCATGGCCAATTCCGTCTTGACTCTGGTGTGAATGCCTTTGCTTCTTTGACACCGAAGACAGCAAACGTCACAGCAATGACATCCTTTGATATGACAGCACAGGTTGACCCCGTAGCTGTTGGTCGAAACATTTACTTCCCTATCCCTAAAGGGGACTTCACTGGATTACGTGAGTTCTTCTTGCCTGATGCAAGTGGTTCTGTTCCTTTATCAGAAGAAGTAACAGCTTCTATTCCTCGCTTCATTCCAAAGAATCTAGTTAACCTCATCTCTTCTGTTTCTGAAGAAGCAATCATTGCAGTTAGCAAGGAGAAACCGAAGCGACTTTATATCTATAAGTTCTTCTTTGAAGATGACACCAAGCTTCAATCAGCATGGTCATATTGGGAAGCTAAAGGAAGTAAATCAATTCTTGGTGCTGCAATTATTGATAGTGATCTATATGCTGTCGTTGAATATAGCGATGGTGTTTACTTAGAACATGTTGTATTACGACCAGAGAATATTGATCCAGATACAACTATTGAACTCTTGTTAGATAGGAAAACAACAGAAGCAGATTGCACAACAGCTGTTACAAACCCTGGTGGATTAGGAGTTCAAACAACAATTACTCTTCCATACCCAATGGCAACAACGGGAACGATGGCAGTAGTAGGAAGGTATGACGTTACAAATAACAATGCAAATAACACCATTGAACACGGACAAGTTATTAATCCAATCAGTGAAACGTTGACAGGTGGTGCTGGTGGAATGGGAACAATGGTTGTTAAAGGAGATTTAAGTGCAGCCAAGTTTTATATAGGTGAGTTGTATGACATGACCTATGAGTTCAGTACTCCTTACCTAAAAGAAGCACCTGCCGGAGGTGGTATGGCTATAGCGGCTGGGCCTAAATTACAAATGAGAACATGGACTGTTGTCTTTGATGAAACATCTGCCTTTGAAATCAAGATCAGCCCTACAGGTAGAGACGTACAAACATATCCATACAATGGAATTACTGTTGGTCAGAGTCCACCACTTCTAGGTAATCCAGGTATAGATACAGGTAATTTCCGTGTTCCTGTGATGGCTAGCAATATAAACACTAAAGTAGAACTAGTTAGTAGCAGCCCTTTACCTTGTCGCTTTCAGTCAGCAGAATGGGAAGGATGGTTACACAGCAGAACGACACGCATGTAAGGCCTTCTGTTTTAGAAGATGCAGCTCTTATTGCCAATGACATGCGACAAGAAGATGTCGATGAATGCAAAGCCCAGGCAGGTTCTTGCCCAAAGGGTAGTTTGCTCTACTGCTTTTTCATGTCTAAGCCTTGTATGACTTTAGTTAGCAGACATGGTGAACCAATCTCAATGTGGGGAGCAATCCCTGAAGGCTTAAGTTCTGGTCGTATTTGGTTATTAGGTCGTCAAGCAATGTTGGATGATATGAGCGACAAGCACTATTTTCTGCGAGAATCAAAAGTACAATTAGCCAAACTCCACGAACAGTATTCTGTTCTTTTCAACGTGGTTGATGCAAGGAATAAAATTCACATCCGTTGGATTCAATGGATGGGTTTCACTTTTATCCGTGAGCATCCACAATGGGGACCAGAGAGTCGTCTCTTCTATGAATTCGTAAAGATCTAATGTGTAGTGCTGTCCCAATTATTCTTGGTGTTCTGTCTGCTGGACTTTCAATAGTTCAACAGCAACAGGCAGTTGCAGCACAGAATGCACAGATAGAAGCGGCGGAACGTCAAGATCAAATGAACTGGCAGTTCCAAAGACTGCAAGCTGAATCAAGAAGAACACATGAGCAACAGCAAGCTTGGTTAAGAGAAGACAGAATATTCCAAAACACTTACTTCGCTAATAAAGGATTCGAATCTGATATCGCTCAATACAATTTACGTTATATGCAAGAACAAGCAGCAACTGCTGCGAAGAAGAGAAAGACTAATATCGAATCTATAAAACAGAAAGGAGAAATTATTGCAGCAGGCCGTACTGGTAATTCAGTAATTAATTTAATCAATGATGTTGAGAGACAACGAGCGTACTTTGATTTTGCGACAGGATTAAATATGGCATTTACTGGTAAACAAATACAAGAACGTAAGAAGGCAGCAAATATCCAACGTGGTTCGAAGATTGCATCAGTCCAACCATATCTCAAACAAACTATTCTTGATCCATTACAACCAATGAAACGACCACGAATGAAAGGCCCTGGATGGGCTGGTTATGCGAGTGCTGCACTTAGCGGTGCTCAAGTTGGAATGGGTGCATACTCAATGGGTCATCAAGCTGAATGGGGTTGGATGACTGGTAAAACCTACTAAACAATCATGGGCAGACTCTCAGCTGGTAAAAGCACAGGTACTTCTGACAAGAAAACTTCTCGTCGGTTAATGGGTGGTGGCGGTGGAACTGGTTCTAGTTCTGCATCCTTAGCGACTAGAGGTATTACAACACCTGATCTAATTCCAAGAGCTGATGTTGTCGATTCATTTCTTCAGACGAATGTTCCTACTGCACCAAGGCCTACAGATGTAGGGAGTGCACCATTCGTAGGAGCTGTTGATCCAAACTTACAACGATTAGCTAATGAACTAGGCACTCTTAATAGCAATATTCTTCCTACTGTTAAATCAGCAGCAGGTTTAGTTGGCGTATTTAACGAAGAAGCAAGGAAAGAAGCGGCTTCTACCATTGCTCAACATGGATCAACTAAACATCCAGAAACTGTAATTGGAGATATAAGTAAAAAGATACAAGCAGATATTAATAGTGGCAACATGTCTCCAGTGGAGCAAAGAGGAGCAGAGAAACTATTACATAGGCTAGGTAATAATGGAAGACTACAAAGATATATACAGTCTGAAAACAGAATAGCAAACGTTCAAGGTAATGCTCTCAACTTGGCAGCATCAGCAAGAGATGCACTTATAAAAACTACAGACCCTCAGACGGGTGAGACCATAGAAGTTCGTCTTGATTCAGTCCCTAGTTCCGATCCTTTATATCAGAAATGGCTTAATGATACTATCTATGGAAATCAATATCTTAATCCTGATGAATATAAAATATTAAAACCAATCATTGTTAATGCTATGTCGCAAGATATAGCTAGACAAGATAAAGCTCACACTAACTATAGGAAAGAAAGCTTTAGAACTCACATTAATACAAACCTAGATAAAGTAGGTAGTAATTTAGTAATAGCAGGGCCAGCCGGAATTGAGATGGCGACAGCTACAGTGCAAAAAGATTTAGATAGATTATTAGGACTAGTTCCTGAATTAACTGCGCAGGAACAAGAAGAATATAAGGCAATGATTCCATCTATATTGATTCAATCATTCAATAAATATAATAGGAATGGGACTGTAAGTGAAGATGTTCTTGAATCAGTAATAAAGAATTTAATGGTCGGCCCTGTAGAGAGTCGAATATTAAAGATCAAAGACGGTGACGGACTTGTAATAGGAACAAAGATAAATGATAAGCAGAGATGGTATATCAGTGAGGGTGGAGATAACTGGCTTCTTCAAGTATTGTCTGAAGCAAAGTATGAAATATATCAAGCTGAAAATAATATGGACAAAGCAGATACTTATGGAAGCACAAAAATTGCTTACAACAGAATCAACAAAGAGGTAATGCCTTTGTTAAGTGGTAAAGATAAGAATGTCCCAGAAGCTTTAAAATTAATTACTGAAATCAAAAAGGATTTTACTAATACAGCAACTAAAAATAATATTCCAGCAAACGTAGTAGGAAGTGTACTTGCAAATATTGACACTAAAACAAATCAATTATTAAAGCTAGATAGTTATACGATGCAAGCAGATATGACGGAACTTTCCAAGAAGTTATTTGCATCAAAAACAGATGCAACAGTATTAGTTGAATTGGCTTTTGAACTCGATGAGTTTGAAAGTAATTATCTTGGCAATAAAGATGCTCAGAAATTTGTAATAGAAACAAGAGACAAAATAAGTTTCAATCAAAATCCTCAATATCAGAATCTAAGTCAGGGCTTACAAGATCAAATTGAAATAATTGAAACAGACTGGATGAAGTCTTATGCTTCATCTTCTGGTTCTTATAACGATACAGATGTAGCTGAAGAAGCTCGTATGTTTACTTTAGGAAAAGGAAAATTAGAGAGAATAGGTACTGAAATTATTATTCGGAATTTAAAAGAAGGTGGTACACCAGCCCAAATAGAGGCGCGAGTAATAGATGAATTCAAGACAGCGATTACACGTAGAAATGCAGGCTTAATTAAAAAGCATGAACAGACTTGGACACCAGAGAGAGGCCCTATCTATCAAGGAGATTCGAACACAGCTTTAACGACAATACATAAAAACTTCAACATATCTCCTGGCAGGACAATGAGCCGTGAAAGCAGATGGGCACTAATCAATGCTGTTCAGGGATACACTCCGTTGTTTGGGCCAGTAACTACAAAGCTTATAGTTGAGAACGCATTGGCAGGGAA